TGGTTGCAAGTGTTTATTACACACTAATGGCATTAGCAGATAAGTTAAATGATGTATTTTTTCAAGACATTGATATGCCAAGACCAAACTTGTGTTTTGATGAAGATACGATAGTCAATATACAAACTATAGTCAACGATAGTATACAGTACAAAGATATCAAAATATCTGATATTCAAATAGGAGATATATTATACGATGGTTCCGTTGTTACAGCAAAACTTTGTTTAGAAAATCCATATGATACTATGTATCGTTTGAATAATATTATTGTATCTGGAAACCATCGTGTTATTTATGAAAATGAACTCATTTGTGTAAAAGACCATCCTAATGTAAAAGTTGTTACAGGTTATAATAAAAAACATCTGTATTGTATTAACACGACAACAAAAAGAATTGTTATAGATGACTATGTATTTGCAGACTGGGACGACTTGACAGACAAAGATATAAAAGCAATAAATGACTGTAAGTCTGATGCCAAATCAAGTATACACTTTCATTTTGACGGAGGTTTTAAGAAAGAAACAAGTATAGATGTATTTACAAAAGACAAGAAAACTAGTAAAAATATAGAAGATATAAATATAGGAGATATACTAGACTTTGAAAAACAAAACAAAGTTTACGCCGTTGTTGAAGTTTTAGTAGATGAAAATGATAGGTTATATGAATATAGATTTTATGACAAAAACGCGAATAATTATAACACAATAATAGGTGGTAATCATATGATATTGAAAAATGGTCAAAAAACGGATAAACTTCTAAGATATAAATATGAAAATGATGGAAAAAATAAAAAGATATACCACTTATTAACAACGAACAAATCCTTTTTTGTGAATGGAGTGGAGTTCAAGGATTATGATTCTTGTATTGAAAACATATAATACAGTCAACTTTCGTTTTTGCTTCAAAATGATAAAATAATAATAACCTATATTTATTTTTATTTTATTCTCGTTTTAATATATATAGTTAACTTGCGATGTTTAGTTCACAATTTAAAGTAAAATCTTTTTTTTTGATTGCAATTATTGTTGTTTTTATTTTAGCACATAGTTTTTTTGGTTGTTCTTCATTAGGAAGAGAAGGTATGGCTGTAAAACCAAAAAGTAATAAACCAAAAAGTAATAAACCAAAAAGTAATAAACCAAAAAGTAAGGAGTCTTTCTTATTGAACGGAGGCAAAATGAAGGAAGGATTTACCGGTGCTAATACCAACTATGGACAGTCCGCAGGATATGTTGTTGGAGACTATAGTCCAGTAGATACATCTAGCTGGGGTTCGCCAAACCTTGCTATTAGAAATGGAGAACCATTGAGTGCCGGTGTCCAAGCTATTTTAGCACGTCCATCTCAACCTGTTCCACTTCCAGAAGGAGAAAGCTTACTATTTGCAAACACTCCATTTAAACCAGAATGCTGTCCTAACTTATACAGTAATAGTACTGGTTGTGCTTGTATGACTACTAAACAATACAACTATCTTCAAAATCGCGGAAACAACAACATTCCATATTCAGAATATTAAATATGATATGCTTTTTGCGTATTCATAAACGTTATACATTATTCTATCTTATTTTTGTAAATAATGTATTAAGACTTATAAAACATACTTTTGTTTGTTTTTTTATGAACATATTTTACTATTTCTTCCTCTTCATTATCATCATTACTATCATCGTCATCACTTGATAAGTCTGAGACAGGGTCAGGTATTCCATATGTTAAAAATAAAGTTCCTTTTTTTATTACTTTTATTTCTTTTTCAATTTCATATTCAAGGTCTTCCATTGCCACATCTATCCAGTAATAGTTTCCCCTGTTGTTATAAGCTTCTCCTCCTATCTCACCAACTCCTCCTCCTGGTCCAGAATTTAAACCACGTACATTGTTTGAAGCAACAGTATAAATACCACCTTGTTTCGAACTATTATTTTTATAAACTCTTTTACCTTTAAGAGTTCTTCTCAAACTATTATTTTCAAACTTATTTCGGTCTTGAGGTTTCATCTTTGACAAAGGTTCATGTAATTTATTTCGAATTTTTTCGTCTAATTTATTTCTACTACTATCATTCAAGTTATTTTCTAAACAATCGCGTATATCTTCAAACTCTTCATTACTTAGATGTATTTCTATTACACTTCCAAAAGTACTTATGTTTGAACAAACTTTAGACCTACTTGAAACTGGTATGTTAAGTTTATTCAATGGTATTAACCCAGCCATATATTCGATAATACTTTTTTGTCCATACAACTTTGGATAAAACTCTTGGTTATTATAAACTCTAACACCATTACACATTTTATTTGTATAATAAACAGGACGAGGATTAGATTGTCCAGAACAACTAACACTAGGATTTGGATGATAGTCGTGGTAAGCACTTAACCAAGGATGACAAAACCAATCAGTTGAACGAGTACTACATTGGTCTATAAATATTATTTCAATAAACTTACCAGACCCTCTTGATATTTCCATATGTTTTCTCCACCATTCATAATCATCCCACTTAACAGTCATAGTATTCAAATCTTTTCTAGAATGAACAAACTCAGGCAATATACGTATGTCTTCTCTACAACGTAACTCTGGAAAAACATCATTGTCAATCAAGTCTTTAACTTCTTCAAAAGAAAGGTTCACACGAACTATCAAGAGTTTTTTCCTATTTTTTTCTTGGTCTTCACTTGATAAATTTTCTTCAGTTTCTCTCAATATTTTTTTTGCTTGTTCAGAAAGAACAATAGTATCATTTTGTTTTTCAAAAAAAGGCTTTGCTTCTTCAACTAAATTGTTTTCACAATACCATTTTACACCTCTATATTCTTCTGGAGGAACAAACACCAACTTAAGAGGATTTATATTTGATAAATTAATAACATAATCATCTACCATCGCTTCTTCATAAGTGGCTGAATATGAAATTAAACATATTTTTTCTTGACTAATACAGTATTCATAAACAGCAGCCATATGTTGTTCATTACCACTTCCATAATCTAACTCATCATGATGAACAATTACCTTATCATATTTTTCATTATACTCTCTCAATGTTCTTATACAGTTATGTACTGATTTTTCAGTATTAATTTTGAATACTCTTTGGTCGTTATTACTTCCTCTGAAATATTCATTGATTTCTCTACGTTGTCTGTCATCATCTCGTCTAATAAATGCACTTATAAAAAAATGAACACAATTCCCACCAGAAATTGACGAATTATAAAGGGCATGTACTTGAGCAATAAACCTTTTACCAGTTTTTACTTCAGCACAAACAGTAATTTTTCTTTCTCCTCTTTTAACTGCGGGGTCTAGTTGGTTTACTACAAAATTAAAAATTTCTGGCATTTCATCATGAAACCATGACAATGGCTTTATTTCACATATTTTTGAATTATGACTATGCTTTTTTTTACAAGGTTTTTTTCTAGCCTTATGCTTATCATAATGACTCTTTTGTTTAAACTCTTTATTACAGTCTTCACAAGTATACGATGGCATATTATTCATTATAGTTAATTATTATATATCTATTTAAATTGTTTTAACCAATTAGTTAATATAAACATTAACCAATTAGTTAATATAAAAAATAACCAATTAGTTAATCAAAATTCTAAACCTTCTCAATAGTAACTTCTTTTGCTATTCTTTTGATTATTTTCGTCTCGTTTATATCAGAATCAAACTTCCCACCAACAGATTCAATCAGTAACTGGTTATACTGGTCTGAACTTTTCGAGTCACTATAAACACAATCAGGATACTTCTTTTTCCACTCTGGAATAAGTTGGAAGTTTTTATTTGCTACAAACTTAATAGCGCGTTTCAATTTCTTATTATCCGGGTCTTCTTTCACCCATTTGTCTTCATCTTTGACATACATAGTTTCTCGTTTCATATCACTACAATGTAGTGGTCGTTGGCTTACATCAAGGGCCTTCAAGTTCTTTACTATAATACTGGATATTCCATCTATAAAACCCACTCTGCCTACATTTTCCAAGTCAGAAAGCTGTAGCTTGATTGAGTTCACAAAGTCCATTATATTCATTGCATCTTTACATGTTTCGTTCAAAAATACATTCATATTGAACTTATTATGCGAGTTCATATGTGTAGTGTTATTTGAGTTTGTAATCGTATTTGTCTGATGTGTTTTTATTAGTTCCATCAATGACTTGTTTTGTTCTATTAAAAGGTCTCTCAAATCTTGGTTTTCTTTAAACCTATCATTGTTTTGATTCAATATGCTCATAATAAGGTCAGGAGTAACATTATTCATTTCTGTTTTTGTTTTACAGTCTTGTGAATCACTCATAAAATAAGAACATTTCTTACGGTGAATGCTTAAACTTTGTCTGTGTTTATATTTCTTACCGCATTCACAGTATACTTCTGTTTGGCGATTTTGGCGATTTTCATGTAAACATTTGTCAACATTTTGGTGTTTCAGTGTGGTTAAATGTTTATCCCAGTCACTTTTTTTATAGCATTTATAGTCACATTTTTCGCAATACATAAATTCTGGCGATTTTGGCGACTTTTGTGTCAACATTTTGTCAATATAAATATGTTGACATAAAAAATCGCCTAAAATGGACGAGGCCTTTTTTCAAAAAAAACCGAAAAATTCATTTTTTTTGTGACTGAAAAAAAACACCCATTTTTTTCGTTTTGTGACGCTTACAGTCTAAAAACCCAAAAAACCCCTCGTTTTTATTTTTTTTTCAAGATTTTATTGGCCCTATATAAAAATGGACAAAAATAAATGTCCAAAATTCAAAATCCTTTTCCCTTTTGGATGCAAAAATATGTAAAAACGCGAGGTTTTTTTCTTATCCTCCCATAAAATTCTTTATTTATCCTCCTTTTTTCAAGGAATCCATTTCAAAAACATCTTTTCTCAAAAATGGAGGTTAATTTAAAAGAGAAACTCTTGATTTATCTATCGTTTTTTGGGAAATCCATTTCAAAAACCTCGCGGGCCGATTTTGGAGGATGATTCAAGTAATTTATGGGCGGGCTAGGGGGTCAGTATTCATGCATAGTCTTTTTTATAAAAATGTTTGGGTTTATATGTAATAAAATGTAAAAATTGATATAAAAACATCACTTATCTTGGTATAGTATACAACTATAATCATATATTTTCATACATATACATAATGACACGATTTATCGATATTGCAAACCAGTTCATTGAGATTCGCGAAAGAGTTTGTGAAAAGGGAGGAAGAAATGAGCATGTAAAAGAAATACAAAAGTTTTTAGAAGATAACCCTATCTTAGAACAGTTTGAGCTTATTTGTAGAAACGGTAGTATACAAGAGGCAGAGCAGTTTATAAATGAAAACCCAACAATTGTTGAGACCGTTCATTTTGAATATGGATTTATTGAAGCTTGTGTGAACGGTCACTTAGAAACTGCCAAAAGATTATTAGAAATAAAACCTACTGTTGATGTTTCTATGAGTGGCGAAGAAGCTTTTCGTGATACTTGTGGAGATGGCCACTTAGAAGTAGCCAAATGGTTAATGGAAATAAAACCAGACATTAACATTTCTATTTATGATAATGAAGCATTCAGTCTTGCTTGTCTAAGTGGTAACTTAGAACTTGTCGAATGGTTACACGAAATAAATCCGTCTATGGATGTTTCTGTTTATAACAGGACTTTCAGTTGGATTTGTTCGAACGGTGAGAATGTTGAAGTTGCTGAATGGTTACTCGAGAAATGTCCGTCTATTGATATTTCCATGAATAATGATAGTTTATTTACGAATGCTTGTAAAAATGGATACTTGGAAATAGCAGAATTGTTTCAAGCGCTGAACCCTGAAAAATATATTGTTGAAATTGAAGACGAAGAAATAGTTTCATTTAAAGTAAATAAATAAAAATATTATAGGTAGTAAGATAGTAGATAGTAGTCAGGGTAGGTAATATGATTGTAACTAATTAGTTAATAGAAAAAAGTGACTCCAGTATAGAGAATACCTTTTTTTACGTGTTATATAAACAATTATAACTAGCTTTTCCCTAACGTATTACATGATAAAAAGGAGTAAAAACTGTCTGTAAGGTCAATACTATATAATGTCAATACTATAAACAGTATCATCGCTATCAATACTATCGAAACTATCAGTTTCAAAACTCATAGACGGATGTTTTACAATATAGTCAATCATATCTGTAGGCATACTTACCTTTGTTTGCGGGTTAATGCTCCCATCTTTGTCTACATAACTAGACACAATTATTCTAACTTTGTTATTCACCATTTGTATTCCTTCAAAATCAGCTTCAAATGTTTTTTCTTTTAAAAACTCTGATATTTTTTTGCGTTGAAATATGTATCTTTGCCCTTTAATCAACCTACTGTAGTCAGAAAGGTCATTCGTCATTTTACTGTTTATATTATATTATTAAACTTTTATTTCATGTTTGATAATATACAATTATTTATTCTATTCGATTCAATTTTACAAGTATATAATAAAAACAAATGACCTATTAAAACCTCAAACTACTATGAAGTCTATTTATTAAACATCGTTAACATTCCATTTCTGAACAAGCTGTCCGTCTCCGAACAAACCATTTTGTTATACACCGTATTTTGTAACACATCTGTCGACTCTAAACTTCCAATCAAAGTAGATGCATTATTACTTTTAATTATCTTAATCAAATCTCTCGACTTGTCTTGAATAGTATTCAAAGGAATATCATATATTTCTTCTTTGTTGTCCATATCTAAAACAGCAAACCCTTTTAGTGGCCCATTTTGATAAAAGCTATAACTTAACGCTGTATGAAGTGTTTTATTATAACAACTTTTATAAAGCTTACTCAATGAAGTTCCCTCATCTTTAACTACATCAGTATAATATATCAAATCATTTATGTTTACATATGGTGGATTTGGTGGGTTATTTGTATTTCCATCATTGTTTGTATTGATAACCGTAAAAATAGCAAAGTTTGTATTTGTCAAATCTAATCCAAAAGGCTTCACATTACTATTCGGTATTACTTGGTTTTTATCACTCATCATATAAATTAACGCACTTGTCATCTCATTTGTCTCTGGCTTATTATAAAAATAGTCAAAATAATTGTCATTGATATTTATATTTCTACAGTATGGATAGATTGCTTTCTCATAAAACAAAGGCATATTGCCTTCCGAGTCTTGTATAGACTGTTTGATAAACCCTTGTATTCCGTCTCTTAGGTCAGACAAAGAACGATTAATCATATATCCTTCGCGTCTTCTTATAACACAATTGCTCTTTACTTTATTCAATAACATCAAAGTACATTTCAATACATTCAAGGCATCCGTTTTTGCTTTTTGTAAATCATCCAAGGTTGGTAAAAGTACAAATAGTTTCTTTATGTCATTGATTAGCCTATGTGTAGTTGTTTGTCTTTTCATTTGTTTACTGTTTTCATCAAAGAACAGTCTGATTTCTTTTATTTTGTCTTCACTCATTATCTTTTTTACTGAGTCAACTATATCACCCTTGATTTCTTTTACATCTTTTGTAAGTTGGTCTGGTATCTTAAACTCGCTGTAAACTTGTTTATTATCTATGTTCAATAAAGACGGTTGTTTATGATTAGTAAAATAAAAGGTATCATTTTTCTTTTGTTTATTATTGATATCTCCAAAATGATAATACATATACGTCAATAAGTCAAATATTCTATAGACATCTTTTTCGTTTCTAGTTTTCAATGGTTGAATAAAACTCGTCACAAAATTATTATAGTTAAGTATATCATTATTATTTGCTGTGTTTGTACCTTCTTCTTCGTATTGTTTTATTTGTGTATCAATGTGATTTATATTACTTTCTATTGATTCTTCTGTATTTATAGAACGTATGTATTTGTGTATATTTTCAGGTGATAGTTTACAACCATCCATATCTTCGCAACTATATTTCTCGCTTTTTCCATAATTACGTATAAACTTTACAATTTCAGTGGTATCATCACAGTCAAACTCATTTTCAACACCAGCCAAGTCACAAACCGTTATTCTTCTACTAGGTGTTCCCTCATTTTCTTTGTACAACTCCAAACAAATTATCAAATGACTTCGTGAACTATCTGGATTATTGGGAGTTGGTTCAATCTTTCTCTTTTGGAAAATGTTCAAAATATACTCACCGATTGTTTCATCTTTTACTGCAAACTTTTGTTTTGTCGTACATTGTATGTTTTCCATAACATCTTCATCTTCGTCTTCATTGTCAATATTCGCTACACCCATGTTATTCGCTGTATTTTGGGCATTTCCACCAGACTGAACATAACCTTCTCTTTTCCATAACCCAGTAGCTGTGTTTGGTTTTGTAACATATTTGAATAAATAACTTCCATCACTTGTCAAATCCTCATATACATATTTATTATTGTCAATACGCATATCATTCTTGCTTTTGATACTGTCATCTGTTTCTTTCAAATAAAGGTTTATTGCACGAAGACCTATTTTTTTATACTTTTCAATAAATTGTGGATTTTTACAAAACTCTATCAATACACCGTCTTGTACAACTTCTGTTCCATTATTATCCTTATAGTTGCTGTATATTAAAGTGCTTGTTTTTCCACTACCAGATTGTCCGTATCCTATTATACACAAATCTTTCCCGTTATCACTGATAGTTTTATCCAATAGACCTCCATTCACAGATAAGTCGTTTGTAATCTTTTCATTCGTATAATGATAATCGTAGTACTTATCAAAAGGGCCGAAATAATAAGTTTCTTTATTACTGTCGTCGAACATCTCTTTCTTCGTTTTCTTATCCACCTTATTTTTCGTATCATTATTTACATAAACGACCTTTAATATTTTATCACTATTATCATATCCATCTTTTGTAGCAGGATTGAAAGCATTTCCTCCGTCAAGATTCGTTAAATGAATGTCATATCTTTTATTTCCAGTATCTGTGTTCTGTCGTTGTTTTATATAAGTAAACACTCGCTTTGTTTTATCAATATATTTATTAAATGTTTCCGATATGTTATTTGACTGTGTGCTTAAACTGCCCGATGTATAGTTTTTGAATAGCTGATATAATTTTATGAGTGACTGTTTGAAAATATATTCGAGTGTTTGTGATGTATCGCTATTGACAAAGAAACGGTCGATTCCTTCCAATGATGCCTTTATTATATTTGTAACATATTCCACAAGTGTATACATAAACACATATTGTTTGCCGCTGTTTTCTTCTTCACCCGAAACATATTTGTTTCTTATATTTGTATCTCTGTTAATTTGCTCGTCTGTTATTCTGTAATAGGTCGAATAATTGAAAATATCAGGAAACTTTGACTTTAAAATAGACACATCAATGAAAAATATGTCAACAAACTCTTCAATATCAGTGTCACTTTTCATCCCAATTTTTTTCATCAACTCAACAAACATATCTTTGTCAGATATCAAAGTAATCAGTTTGATTATAGTGTCCGTATTATAAAAGTTGTATGACTCTGAAATATCATTTGCGATGTTTGTTATCGACTTGTTACAGCTTTTATTATCGTTACATTTTTTTCCTCCTTGTGAGCGTTTCAATATAACTTTTACCTGTTCGTTTATATCATTGAACTTATCCACATTATAGTTTGTAGTCAAGTTATCAATAAACTCTATTTTATTCTTTTCAACATCATTATAGTATTTAATAGAGACATTCAACTTTTCAGCAGTCATTTTTTCAAGTATTTCTGCCTGTTCTTTATTCTTCTGTGACTGTTTTTCAATCTCCAACTTTTCTTTTCTTAACGACTCCAACTCATTTCTTATCTTATCCAATTCTTCTTGTTCTTGTCTCTTTGTTTCATTATCAAGTTCTATCTTTTCTTGTAATTTATTTTTCAAATCTTCAATTTCTCTTTCTTTTTTATCCATCTCATTTTGGTTCGTTTTTTTCAGTTCATCAATTGCATTCTGGTTTTCTTTTGCCAAGTTATCCAAACCCTTTGTGTACTCTTCTGTGTTTTGTTTTAACAGTTCGTTTAACTTAGTAATTTCCTCCTTTGACTTATCACCCTCCAAAGATAAGGATTCTAGTTTTTGTGTTAACTTGACATTATTATCATTGACATCCTCTAAACTTTTTAATTTATCCAATAAACTTTGTAAAATACCTGTGGAAACCTCATTTTGTTGTTTTAGTTCTTCATTCTCGGTTTTGAGTTCATTTAGTTTAGTATTTTTTTTGCTAACGTCTTCTTCTTTGGTTCCTTTTTCACTTGCCAATTCTTGAATAGTGTCTTCATTTTCTTTTATTTTTTGTTCATTTTCTTCTATTTGCTTCTTCAAAGTTTCGATTGTTTCATTTGCACTGTTCAGTTGATTAATGACCGCTTCTTTTTGTTTCGTTTCTTCGTCTTTTTCTAGTAGTGCCTTGTCTTTTTCTTCGGTTAGTTGTTCTTTTTCAGCGTTCAACAAGGAAATACTGTCGGAATATTCTTGTTTCTGTTTATTCAACTCCTCTATTTTTAAAACCAAGTCTCTATTTTGTTGTTCTAGCTCACTTATTTTTTGTTTCAAGTTATCGATTTCACTTTCTTTATCACTACTTATTTCTTTGTTTTGGTCTCTTTCATCCTGAACTTCTTTTTCCAATTCTTCTAGCTTTTCTTTCAATGTCTTTATATCTTCCTCGTTTTTTCCTATTTGTTCTTTGAAACTGTTTATATTTGTCTCAAGTTCTGTATTCTTTTGTTCAAGTTCCGTATTTTTAGCTTCTAGTTCTGTATTCTTTTGTTCAAGCTCAACATTTGTTTGTAATACATCATTTGCTTCTTTGTTGATTTCTTTTATTTTCTCTATTCCACCTACTCTTTCAGTTATCTTCATAAGTACGTCTTTTAGTTCGTCACCGTACAAGTTTTTCGTTTCTGGATGTTGTTCGTAAAAGTTATTTTGGACATTTTGGATATATTCATTTGTTTGCGTTTCTGGAATATTATTATATTCATTGTATTTCATTTGGATAAACTCTGTAAACGTTTTCAACATATCCGCCATATTTCTCTCATTTTCTTCAACTGCTTTCATATGTTTTTCAATAAGCAACTCCACTGCCGTTTTTTCTTTATTGATTTCATCTACTTCTTGGTCAACAAGATTGTCTGTGTTTGTTCCAGTTATAGTAGATACAGTGGAAGCATTCATACTATTTTCCAAAGATGGCCTCTTTCCATCTTTATTTATAATACCCATTGTAATATCTATCTGTTCCATTAGTTCGCTGATACTTTGTTTAAATAAATCTGTATGTTGAACAAATGTAAAACCGGAAGTATCTATATTCGCATTTGAACCCTGATTTGAACTTGATACTACTCGTCCTTGTACTACTTGTGATTGTCCTTTTAATACCTGTTGTTTTCCTTGTACTACTGGTGGTTGTCCTTGTACTATTTGTGGGTTTTCTTCATATGTTGAGTTATCATATTCCGAACTTTCTGTTGATTGTCTTGATAAAGCAGCTTGTCTTTTGAGTTCTGGTTCTGATATTACAGCTAAAAAGTTAAGAGCAGTCCCGAAATCCGAGTTTCCTTGAAGACTTCCATTCGCTAATCCTACAATTCCCTTGAGTAGTGGTTGTTTATCTAGAAATTTTGATGTTTTTTCTTGTATTTTTTGTACTTGTCGGTCTTTAAACTCTTGAAACTTTCTTCTGAAATATGGCTCCGATGATTGTTTTTGTCCATCAGCTTGGGTTTCTTCACTACTTGTGATGTTCACATCATTCATAATTTCTCTTATTCCACCTAAAATATGAAACTTGTAATACATGTATAAAAACATAAAGTTTGCGAGATAACAATGGTAAGTGTTTGGAGTGATTGGACCACCTACTAACATTAATGCATAGTTACCAAGAGTTAAACACAATGTAAAACCTGCCATAGTAGTACAACGCACCAGTTCAGCGAGTGTGCGGCCTAACATAACAGCAAAGTATTTACTTGGTTCTACTATGTTCACACGAGTATGTGAAGTGACACCATAGTTATGAACTTCTGTAGGTGGTTGTTCCAAATATTCTTTATATGATGGGTCTAGCACAGTACCATCTTTACTTACATAACTTTCAGGAATTGGTTGATTCATCATTTTGTCCAAATCGTTAAACTGTCTATCCACCATATCATAGTAACACTTCTTGAAAAGAACGTCCAAGTTTTTGAAAAAGTATGAACGGGCGCCTCCATCGATGTCTAACCCTAACCCTAACCTTTCTGTTTTTGACCTTTTCATTCTTTTCGATTGTTTTGTGTTTCTGTATGACTTTAATGTATTTCTTCTGTAACTATTACCACCAGTAGTAACAGTCTTTTCACTTGCCTTTTTTATCTCTAATAACTTTTTGATTAAGTCTTCTAACTTGACTTGGTCCAAAACCTTTACATTTTTATCGTATTGAACCGTATCATATAAGGTATTCAGTTTTATTTCCTTGCCTTCAACTTCCACCGTGTCCATTTTTACATTGTTGCTATCTATTTCTTCATTCTTATTATTTTTCAAGGTATCAATAGCTATCAAACAAGCAATTTTAGACTCTATTTCCATAAACTTTGGATAGTTTTTGGTAAGTACGCCTGTGTTTTTGAAGATATCATAAAATTTTCCTGCATCAATGTCATAATAGTTCAACAACTTACGAACAATTCTATAATTATCACCAAGTATGCCAGATGACAGAGTGTCGCCAATATTCATAACATCGTTCTTTATACTCTTTGATAACTTGGAAATGAATGATTTTTTTGTTTCTTTTCCTTCCTCTTCTTTATTTTCTTCTTTGTTTTCTTCCTTATTTTCCTCTTTTTCTTTTTCTTCTGTTTTCGCCTCTGCTGCTTTATCTGCTTCCGTTGCTTCTTCTTCTATTTGTTCGTCCGTTTCTGTATTATATTTCATTTCCACAGTCTGTAGTGGGTTTTGTTTTGGTTTTTTCTGTTTTACAAATATGTCTACTAATTTGAATGTACCGTATAACTCTTCCCGGAAAACTGTTGTCAGAACTTCATTTTTACTAATAAACTCTAGAAACTTTTTCACTAAGTGAGTCCATTTATTCCATCCTGTAGCCCATAATGTTCTTTGGACTTGGTATTTATATGTATGGAAAAAACGGAATACTGGTAAAAACTCGTCTTTGAAATGAATAAAGTCTTTTTTGGTTGTTTCTATAGTTTTTGTTGCGTCATCAGTCAATAAAGCGTCATTCAGTCTAGAAAAAGTGAGTCGCCAGTTATCATTGATAGCATCTTTAACACTCTTTGAGGTGCTTTTTGCTACTGCTTTAACTTGACTTGTTGTTGTTGATAACCCTTTATTAATATCCTTTCCTAAGTTAACCGACCCCTCTTTCAAAGTATTCACGGTTTCTGAGACTGGTGGGTTGTCTCCTCCGGTTGTTATTGTTTCTGTCTCATCAACATCATTTTCATCAACCACATCATCATTATTATCCATTTCATTCAGTACAAGATTAGTTTCAGCCTTGATTGCTTCGTCTTGGTCTTTTGCATCGTCTAGTTCAGTCTCTTCCTTCTTATCTTCCAACATTTTTTTCTCTTCGTCTTCTTTGTCAATATTTTTCTTTCCTTCTTCACTACTTGAATACAAGTGTCCTTTGTGTAATTTCAAACAGTTTACATATTCACGGTGACCACAGTACAACTGTTCTATTTCATCAAACTTTATCAAATCAATAAAGTGCGCGTGTTTGAATAATATACGGTGTACATTGGAAGGATTCGCCAAAACAGTAAATAAATATTTGGTAGATAAAGAGTTGTCTTTGATATAACTAGCCGCCTTTGCTGCTTTTTTTACAATAGTAGAATTCGCCAAACTTTCTTTCGCAGAACTAAATACCTTTACCGTTTTATTCTTAACTGCGTTTGCTGCTTGTTTAGCAGAACTAAATGCTTTTACGGTTTTGTTTTTCAAACTACTAAAAAATCCAGTCTTTTTCTCTGGTTCCTGACTTTGTATTGGAGTTAGTGGAGTTAGGTTTGTTGGAGTAGTCGTTGGTGTAGTAGAAGGTAATACGGTTGAAGAACCTTTGAAATCTAAACTATAGATTAATATGTCTTTTGCATTTCCAAGTGTTGAAATACATTCCGTAGTATTACATTTATTTTTCAACTCTTCACTACTTAATTTATCAGGGTGATAAAACTTGGATAATTCTCTATAAACCTTTTTTATAACTTCCTCACTGTCTTCCTTGTTTAAATTTACAACTTTAGTTTTATCCAAGTTAAGAACTTCGTATACTTTATCAAAGTCACTGTTACTAATCAAGTCGTTAAGTTTTTTAGTTAAATCATCGAATGCTTTTACTTGTTTGTTATTCTTATTTTGGATAGTGTTTAGCTTGTTTACCACAAGAAGAATACTATCCATTTTAGTCAACGTATCACTAATATACTTTGCATTCCCAAGTATTGCTCCTTCTGCGAACAAAACAGGGTCTTTGCGAATATCCTCAAATGATACACTAATATAGTTATTTATGTCCCCTATGTCCCCACCTTTTTTATTATTTGACAACTTGTTTATATTTCTTCTATGGTGTCTAATTTTAATAGACCTCTTTTTGCCCTTGTTCTCCATTTATATAAATATATATTATTTATAATATATTTATAATCAATCAAACATAACAGACTTCATAAATTTATAACAAAGTCCATAAATTTACAACAAAGTTAAAAATCTACAACAAAGTCCATAAAATAACAAACCGACTATCGTTTACCTTTACCTGTGAAAATAAATGGATACAAGAATGTGAATAAAACTATTACTAAAACACCTATATCAACATATCGAATAATCTTTTTCGTTTTCAATGGTAACTTTTCATAATTTTCACTATATTCAGCAGGTTTAAAAGGTTTCGACAACCAACCAAGAAGTGTTGGTTTCAAACGGTCGTTACAGTCATATAAAACATCATACCACGCCAAACTAATATAAGCACTCGTTCCAATCAAAAAACACATTACAAAGTTGTGTGCAATAGTTGGCGGATGAGGCAAGTAATATACTGCGATTATGAAAAAAGAAAATATCAAACATTTAATATTGAGATAAAGTTGTGTGCCAAATAATCCTCCTCCCATTACTTTATATACAAGTGATATTTTTATTTAAAACTTACTGACTGGATTTTGGATTTTTATACCCACATTTCTTACTCTTTAAACACCTCTAAATACTTGCCTCGACCTCGTTTACATGTAAATCTACCTCTTTCTAACCCCTTTCTTTCAAAAACAGACTTGGTACAAAGTCCTATTATTCTTCCGTCATTTACTCCACGGTTTCTAACGGTGAGTTTTTTGATACATTTACATAACTTATCTGCCAAAATACCTTTGGCTAACCGCCTCGTCTTTCTTCTGTCTGTTTTACCATTCTTTTTCGGAACATTTATGTTATAGTAGCTAAGTATATCTAGATTGTCTTTGTTTGATAAAGGTGTATTTGAAACCGCTTCTTGTTCCATCATACTTTTCATTCTTTTTTCATTTACTTTTTTAACCAAACGCTCCAACTTACTTTGTTTTTGTTTTCTTTTCGCTGTTTTTTTAGACGGCATTAGTTATGATATGTCTGGTTAGTTTATATATATCTTATATATTTTATATACAAACAAGATAGAAAGTTAATATCCCAAAGTTTGGGTTGGGTAAGGTATTGTATTGGTCATTGTATTATATGGTATGGTATTCATTGCTGGTTCTGTTTCATAGTCATGATGGTCTCTATTAACTACCTTGTTTTTCACATCTTTTATTTTCTGTACAACATTTTTTGCTATTGGCAACTGGTTCAAAATAACAGTCGTGAAAATAATTATTCCTGAACTAAACGCAATCCTTCTATCCACATGTTCAAATCTTACTTTACGAAAAGGGAAAAAGTGTATAATCAAAAACAAACAAATGTATAACTGAAAATAAAAATGGAAATCATCCAGATACTTTGGGTCAAAGTTATAAAGTCCTAAAAATGTCACAATATATACAACATAGTTTAAAAATATGATTATATTAAAAAAAAGTTCGTGATATTTTGCTAATTTTAAATCCATTAACTGGTTTACGCGTATTCGTTATATAATGTATATATTTTAAAAGATAAAACAATTATGAAGAATTTTTATTTTTCATTATAAACCTCTAGTGTTCTTGCACTTGGGTCTTTCGCGTCTGTATATTTCGGCATCCAATAATATGGTATTTTGAAGTTAGGATTGGTATATGTGGCATAAAATATTTGTTTATAGTATTCTTTTTCTGTATTTAGAGCGGTTTCTTTATCATTATCTCCTTCCTTTAATACAACGCCCATTTTTTTACAAACATATTCTTGTATAACTTGGTAAAATGGTTTGCTTGTACCACTTACCCCATCACTAAATGCCTCCTTTTTTCTCCAAAGGATACTACTTGGTAAAAGATTAGTATTACTAAAACTCTGACGTAATAAGTTTTTCTCCATAAATCGTTCTCTCCCAAAGTTGAATATTTGATTATTTATGTCTGTGACCTTCGGAGGCATTCTTAACTCCATAGGAAGGGATAGATAATAATTCACCAGTTCACGGTCTAAAAACGGAGTTCTTGGCTCCAATCCATGCGACGAAATACACTTATCCGAACGCAACACATCAAACAAATGAATATCCTTTAATAGTCTTCTCGTTTCACAGTCAAACTCGATAACATCAGGACACTTTTTCATATAAAGATATCCTCCAAATAACTCGTCTGAACCATCTCCGTTGAATATAACCTTTGCATCTGAGTTGGCACAAATATATTTACCCAACAAGTAATTACCAATACTAGCCCTTACAGTCGTAGTATCATAACTTTCAATTGCCCTGATAACTTCAGGTATTGCCTCTAACATTTCTTCTTCCGTTACTATGATTTCAGTATGTTTTGAATTCAAATATTTCGCAACAATTCTAGCATTTGTCAAGTCTTCACTACCTTCTAATCCAATACTATATGTTTCTATTCTATGGTCCATTCCCTTTTTTCTGTTATCATACTTCCATTCTTTTACGAGTGCAGCTATTAAACTACTATCTAATCCACCAGATAATAAACAAGCAATCGGTCTTTCTGTTGTTTCACACCTTTTATTTACTGCGTTTGTCAAAAGTTCTCTTATTTTATTATGATAAATATTGTTATAGTTTCCACTAAAATATGGGTTTAAATGAAGGTTATATATTCGTCGTTCATCAATATCATACTCATACAAAAACTTAGGCGGTGAAGGAACAAAGTAGGCTTTATTTATCACCCCTTCACAAGGCATCCAATTTGTAATAGACTGATTACCTAGTGTATATTTACTATATGTTCCAGGAGTAAACTGTTCTACAAGATAAGTATCTTCATATTTACCTTCTGTAAACTTTGACAAAGACTTGAGTTCCGAAGCAAACCCAATAACATTTGCGTCATATAGTATCTTATCATCTTTTGCCCCATAATTTGTATGCCTAGGTGTTAAAGCATTGAATATATTGAAAGAAGTAGATGACCCAGGCGACTTTGGAGAGTGGTTCTCTAATTTAGATGACTTATTTTCTATTCTTTTCAAAGAATACAACGGACGAACGCCGAATGGGTCTCTTGCTACAAATATATGATTATCAATACTATCTCCATGAAACCGCGTGTCACATAAAACAAACGCAAACACACCATCTAACATTTTAAGTGTTTGTTCAATACCATATCGAATATATAAATGGATAATTACTTCACAGTCTGAATGTGTTACTATTTGGTTTGTTGGTAGTTTCATTAATTCATACAACTCTTTGTAGTTATAAATTTCTCCATTACAAACAAGAGAAATATTGTCAATAACAATAGGTTGATTAGAGTCGCTATCTAGTCCATTTATAGCGAGACGATGAAAACCGAAAACAGCCTTCATAGATACTTGTCTCAAAATGGAAAACTCTGGCCCTCTATTTTGTCCCTTTTTGAACTGTTCGTTTACGAAATCATCTGTAAAAATGTCACTGTTATTCAATAATGCAAATATTCCACACATAATTTATTTTGTTATACAAGGTTTTTATAAAAGGTTTTTTAAAGTTTATTGTTATATGATATAAATGGCATAAACTTTTATATCAATTTTATATTTATATTATTAAGTTTTACTATTCTATTATCAAAGTATTATATCTATTCCTTTCCATCCCTCCTTTTCCGATTTAAATAGGTTTTTTACATCGTGTCCAATACTATCTTGAAACCATTTCGTCGGATAATATACATAGGTTGAATTATTTGAACTATCCTGATTATTATTGTTTTCAATAAACTTTGAATTGAAATATGCTCCCCATAAACTAAATGTAGAGTTTGCTATTATATTGATATCACAACTGCTCATCAGTAACATTTGCTCCCAGTCATCCAAAGAAGAAGACTGTGAAGTAACAGGAATAAAACAAAGTTCAAACCCATTTTTGGTGTTACCAAAGTTTTCTTCTAGTCTTTTAATATAATTTGTATCGACATATTCTTTCCATTCGTCTTCACAAAAATAATAAATATAAAATTTCTTAGGTTCCGTATCACGAATAGTAACTTCGCTCATTATTATGTACATCATACAAGTGTAATAATATTCAAAAGGGGTAATAGGATGAGTATGTTGTAAATGTACATAGTCTCCAAGACGAAAGTGCATACTAATTTTATATGGTTTTTCTCTTGAAAAGGATTGTGAAGCAAACGCATTATATTTTTCAATAACTTGATTTTTTTGGTCTTCCAGTCTTATCATACGGTTGATAGGTTCGAAATGTTTTTCAAAATAAAGATATGACTGAAAATACCCGTTTAGTTTTATAACAATATCATCTACCTTTGTGTATGACCTTATAAACTCTATGTTTGGATACTCTATTTTATTATAAGCAAATTCTTTTTCTTTTATATTCATACACACTTGCCTTTGTTCCATTTGTTTTTGTTCCATCTGTTTTATTTCTTGTGCTCCTTTTAAAAAAATGCGGAATGATTTTAAAAATGTTTTCCAGTATGTTTTTCTATAGGTAATACTTGGTGATATGTCAGAATCTGAAAAATAAAAAACGGCTTTCCATTCAATCGCGTGTGCAATAGTTGTATATATTTGAAAAAGTTGGTTTCCAAGACCTCCACAGTATTCACAAGTAATTTTAAGTTGTGATGGAGGTTGTGTTAAGTTTATGGTTGTCATATGTAGTTATATAAATGTAAAAGTTTATATTTATATAAGAATATTGTATTTATATGTTTATTTATACATAGTTATTTGTATGCAAATATATAATATATAATAAATAATCAATAGATAAGATATGTCTTTGATACAAACACCTTTGAAAACAGTTTCCAATACGAATAATGTGAATGCTGCGGCTATTAAAAAAATATTTGACGACAATGAACTGGAAGACCTACAAAAGTTCTTGAACCGAAAATCTTGTCTCAATAAAAGTAACTTGTATATGATATATCTATTTCATATAGTTCAGTCCGTCGGTGTCTTGACAACCTCTATTGCAACAAGTTATGGAGAAACAACGTATATATGGTTAGGTATTGGACTCAATATTTTAGCTTCATTAATAACTGTTTTTGAAAAAACAAACCAGTCAATCGCAAAAAAACTGGATAAAGATATTCAAAGTATCAAAGATGGGACTTATGTAGATGAAGGGGATATGGCAAGTGTTTTTGTAGACGGACAACAAACACAGCAACAACAACTACCAACTACAAATCCTATCCAACAACAAGAATCACAACTACAACCATAACTCTAAAAATCCTCAGTAAACTCAAATGCCTCGCAAGACTTTGTTTTATCTGCTAATGAGTAAGCATCGTTTCTCTTTTCGAAAAAGTTCGTCTTACTCTCCAAACTAATTAATTCCATAAATTCAAATGGATTCGTAGCATTATATATTTTATCGTATCCTAGTTGTAAGCATAATCGGTCGGCAACAAACTGTATATACTTTGTCATCGACTCCGAGTTCATACCTATCAAACGGCAAGGCAACGCCTCACAAATAAATTCCGTCTCAATCTCCACAGCCTCCTTCACAATTTCATAAAACTTGGCTTTAGAAAGACGTTTTACCAGTTTAGAATAAAGCAAAATAGCAAACTCTGTATGGAGTGCTTCATCTCGTGATATTAATTCATTGGAAAATGTCAAACCAGGTAAAAGACCCCTCTTTTTCAACCAAAAGATGCTACAAAAAGCACCAGAAAAAAAGATTCCTTCTACACAAGCAAATGCAATCAACCTGGTCGCAAAATTACTACGATTATCATTTATCCATTTCTGCGCCCAATCCGACTTCTTTTTAATACAAGGGAAATGCTGTATAGCATTGAACAGGCGGTCTTTTTCATCACTGTCTTTGATATATGTATCTATTAATAAACTATATGTTTGACTATGTATATTTTCCATTGCTATTTGAAACCCATAAAAGGCTCTTGCTTCTGATAATTGAACGTCTTTCATAAAACGCACCGCCAAGTTCTCTAAAACGATGCCATCACTCGCAGCAAAAAACGCTAAAATCATAGAAATAAATTGCCTCTCATTCTCGTCTAATTTTATCCAGTCTTTATAATCTTTGGTTAGTTCAATTTCTTCGGCGCGCCAAAAACAATCTATCTGTTTTTTATACATTTGCCAAATGTCGTCGTGTTTGATTGGAAACATTACAAACCTGTTATCATCAGGAGAAAGTATGGGTTCTACAATAGTTTTAGTCATTATGGTCAATCCTAAATAATATATATACAAGATTTTAATATTTTTTCGTTATATCATTTATGAAAAGTTAATATTGATATTTATAAAAGAAGGGTATGAATATGAATATAGATATGGATATGAGTAATACAAATGACTATGATAAATATATGCCTCTTGATGAAAGAGACACATTACTAGTTCAAATAGAGAATGCAAAACAACGAGCAAGGGCTAAGTTACTAGAAAATTACTTTGTTATAAGTGAAAAAGCGTCACAAAATGTTTTTTTAGGTGGTGTGGCTAGAAAATATAGTGATTTTTATAATGATGTTTTGAAACAAAGAGAAGACCAGATAAAAGCATTAAATGTATTATATGAACATATAGAAGATATGAAAAACACTGGGAATGAAATGTCAGTGTCGCAGAAAAAGGATTTGGAAAGAGAGCAAAAAATAATTAGTAAAGAAATAAGCGAGTTAGAAAAATTGAAAATGGAACTTTTGAAGGAAAAATAAAAGGGAAGAAGGAAAAATAAAAGGGAAGAAGGAAAAATAAAAAGAGAAGGAAAAGTTGTTGAATAAAACTATATATTTTTATATCATAATGTATATATATATCTTATGAGTATCAAGTCCTCTATAAAAAGTCTTACAAAGGCACCAATATTGAATAAGTTATTTACGAATGTCTATGTATTATACTTTGTTGCAGGTTTAGCATTTTTATCTGTGATTGGCAACTTAATGGCAAATAAGTTTACTACTGTTGCATTTTTTATTCTTGTTTTCTTGTTAACCAAACATTTTAGTAATAACATGATTATTGTTTTATTAGTACCTCTTATTTTTACAACTGTCTTTAACATAGAAAAGGCTACTCGTGAAGGAATGGATGATGGATCTGGAACTGGATCTGGAAGTTCTGGCGATGATCCATCTTTAACAAATATAACACCTGGAAACCCTGGAACTGTTTCTGTTGTTGATACTACTGTAACAGTAACAGACGATCCATCTATTACGACACCACAAACGACAACTCCATATAATACTAGTTCATCTATGTCAAACACAAACAACACTATAACAATGATTGACGAGGCGGAAGGTTTCCAAATAGGCGACCAAAAACAAAAGCGAACATATGAAGTAGACCACGCAGCCACGTTGAAACAATCATACTCGGATTTAAGCAAGTCATTAGGACCTGACGGAATCAGAAAACTAACAGAAGACACGACAAGTTTGTTAAAACAACAAGCAGAACTAGGACAAGCCATCAAAAATATGGAACCACTTATTGCAGGTATGGCGCCTCTTATGAAAACAGCACAAGGTATTTTTGGTTCTTTAGGAGCAAGTTCTGAAAAAGGTGCTCCTTCTGGCGACCTCAGTTCACTTCTAGCAATGGCAAATAAGTTAGGTGGTTCAGCTGCTGCTAGTCAAGCATCGAGTGTTTAAAAGTCGTCTTTTTCATATAATATAAAAGGTTCAACTATAATATACAACGTTTAACTATATTATACAATGTTCAACTATAATATAGATATTATACATACATAAACAAACATTCTAAGAAATGAAGAAATGCCCGCCAGGATTTATATGTTTTGAAAACATGACAATGGGATTTATTATCATCATAGTAGCAATAGTTGGATATTCCATTTATCAAAATCAGTCACATAAACACCATACCCACAACCATCACCGTCACAGAGACCATACGAATATTATAGTAGAACCACCAGTTTTCGCACCTAATTATCCATATTCAAACGCACCTCTTTTGCCACTCGGTTCAAGAATGACAGAAGATATTTTGTTAGACCCATATGCGCCACCATTAAAAGATGAGCGTTTCTTAAGAAGAGTTATTCCAAGGGGCGCTTTCCCA